ATAAACATTGATACCACTTGGTGTCTTATAAAGTTTTAAACTAGCCTTGATCATTTCCACGATTTTTTTACTATCACGCTTTTTAATAGTAATCTTTACATCTTCTTTGCCCTGTTCTTCTTCACGACTTTGTCCAGTTAAATCAATATAAACATCGATCAACTTAATATCATGAGCCTGACTGATCTCTGAGAAAATTTTATCACTCATTACTGAGCTACCATCTTCTGCTCGTTTTACTTCTCCTGCTACTTTATTGGGCTTTTCAAATTTTAGAATATTATCTAGAATATAAGCTTTATAAGCAACAGCCCATGCTTCTAAACCTTCGTTGACATTAGTATGAACTCTGATACCCACACTCTCTAAACTTGCTGCTAACTTGCTGGCTACAAGATATTCATTCAAGTATCCAATCATACTAGTCAAATCAAAACGTTCACGCTCTTTATTCTTGTCAATATTTGCTACTTCGCTTAGTGTATTTGATTTCATATAGTCGCCAAGCATAAATGTCTGTTGTTGTCCAAAACTCAATCGCTTGATAGCATTGGTGATAGCACGTCCTAGATTATATAATCCAGATTTAATACGATGCCAAATACTATTTTCTTGTACTATATCATGTATTTTCATAATATAGTATTTATGCAAAGGTGAACAGTGATGTACTTGAAGATTGAGTTCGAGGCGAGTAATTTAAAATCAATAATTCTGTTCGCTGGGGTCTGATTCCCTTTGCGGGTTTTCCATCTGCTCGTAGTGCTCCTTCGACAGGTTTTAGACCGTTATTAGTATAAGTTTGTTCTTCGTGCCAATAGTATTGATCACGAGGCAATATTGCTTCCAGTTCTCGAAAATAATAATAACTAAGAGCCCAACGTGCTTTAGTTTGTGTTAGTAAAGTCAACAATTCAATATGATCATCACGACCAAAACTGTTCTTGGTATAGTAATCTTCTAGATTGAAATAGGGTGGATCGATATAGAAAAACGTATCTACAGCATCATGCTTCTTAATCAGATCACGACAATCTAGATTTTCAGTGTCTAGTGATTTTAAACGATCTAGATATCGTGAATTCTGAAACTTCTCAGTATAGGTATAGAACTTAGACTTGTACTTGGGATTACTATATATTTTAGTACGCTCGTGTAATCCCTTGCCGCCAGTGAAAAACTGAGTTTGTAAGAACATATACTTAGCAGCACGAGCATAATCTGGAACTGAAAACTGAGTGGTATGATTAGCAAAGATCTCATCACGAAATTGCTCAAATGCTGCTGAGTTGCCTACAAGTGAGTAAAGATTTTTAAGCTCAGATTCAAACTGAGCAGGATCTTGACTGCTACAGGTAAACACATTGTATAAGTCACGATTGAAATCATTGTAGATATTAGTAGCAACTGGAGTTTTCTTGCTTTGCCAATAGACCCACATTGCTCCACCAAATACTTCTACATATTTGTTGAACGTACTACGAGAGGGAATCAAGGGATCAATCCACTGAGTGTGTGATTTTTTTCCGCCGATATAGGGGAACATTATATAACCTTTCTAAATTGTAATATCTTCCATGCCTGCTGTTCTAAGCTTGGTAATATGACCTAGTTGCCATTGCTTAACCTCTAGACCCTTGATAATGCCCAACCAAGTATTTCTTAACAGTGCCACTTCGTTGATTAATGTTTCCATTTCTAGAACATCTTCTTCACTGTCAGCATACTTTTCAGCATCACGACTGGTAAGTGCTCTGGGATAGTGTTCTAGAAACTTCTTAAAAGATTGTCCTCGAATTCGTCTTAAACTGATGTTTAAATAATTTAGAACAGCCTCGATTTCTTGAAGCTGATTAAATCTATGCTCAGTTACTCCGGGCAGTGCTGCCAAGTTCTTTTCTATATTACCCGCGATTTTTACATCTCGTTTAGCCAGAGCAAGTTCGTTATTATAATAATCAATAAAGTCAGGTAACACAGATAGATTCTGTGTTACTCGTGTGTACCAAGTCATAGATAACTTCTTATATCAGTAAATATGCCATGTTCTATATCATAACAAACGTTCGATAAAATATCGTACAGTCTTTTATGAATTATAGCAGGATCGTAATTTACAATCTTGTAATTTGGATAATCTCGGGCGACTTCTTCCATATGAGATTGAACTTCATCTACTGATTCTAATAAACTTTCCCACAATAACTTAAAATAATCTCGACGATCTAATCTCTTTTTGCTTCCTTTGAGCTTCAAACGCTGAACTGATTTAAGCCATCCCGTGATTTCTGAACACCAGTGATCATAGTCTATGACATTTTCATACATGAGAATCTTTAATAGATGACTGTCAATTAGCCACGCCTTTGAATCTATCTTTAGAAGAATATCCTTACGATGCTCTGCCATTTCGAATAGGCTAGAGTGAATGATAGCATCTAAAATAATATTCGTAATTCTCATTTAGTTCTACTTACTACCATTCATCATTCGTCATCGTCTAATTCGTTCCAGTCATCATCTGAATCTTCTGATTCATCTTCCTCGTTCTGAGCATATTCTCTAACCGCTTGAATGATAGTTTTATCGTGAGCAAACTCGTTCTTGATTTCATCAATCGTGTAATCATTATCTATGAGTAGTGAAACTAAATGTTCGGCAATGCTATCACGATCTGAACTTAATAACGAATCAGATACCATAGACCATAGTTCACTAACAATGTGTAAACTCATGCTATTGTTTCCTTGTAGATTAAAAGTACTATTTATTATTCGACTATGCTCTCATCAGCGACTGTGGCCGATGCTAGTAACTGAGATTCAGTCTGTCGATTCTTTTCTACAAACTCGCTCATGACTAGATCCATGATACCGTTTTCATTCTTAGACCATTCTTTACGAAAGTACTTGTGAACTTCACCGTTCAAGTCAGTATACGAATAACGATTGCCTTCTTTCTTGATTAGATTTTTACGCTCGATTAAGTCAAAAAACCCACTATAAGGATTCATACCAGTTTCGTATGGAATTTGAATTTGAATATCTTCAAATGGCTTAGCATAGCGAGTTTTCATAATCTTACAACCAGCACGAATACCCAATACCTCTGTGACCTTGTTGCCATCTTCATCTTCTTTGAGCTTGAGTTTCTTCATGGCTACTAAAATGCTTGAAGCATAAACAAAACCCTGACCACCGCTTACATTAGGGTCGGGATTATAAGGATCTTGACTGGCATAGGTATGATTAGTAGCAACTAACCCAACATTACAACTGCCAAACATATTAACACAGTTGGTTACTAGGGCTTTAAGTGCCTTGGCCTTACGACCCATATCACCTTTCATGTCGCCACTGTCAAACTGATTTACTTCGGTAGGACTCATTAGCATACCCAAACTATCAATAACGAATAATACCTTGGGTCTGTCCTCGTCTGACATTGAACGATAATCTTTCATAAAGGTTGATATCGTTTTAGCAACATCATCAATCATTGCCATGTTAAGTTTTAACAACTTTTCTTCGCTGGTATCAACTCCTAAAGCGTGTAGCCAGGTTTCATCTAAAGCGTTTTCGCTATCTATTAGTACTACATAGATACCCTGTTCCTGAGCGTTTCGTACTAGATTGCCGCTACAAATATAGGATTTTCCGCTACCAGACTCGCCGGCAAATACGGTGACTTTTCCTAATGGTACTCCTCGTTTGAAGTCTCCGGAAATTAGATAGTTCAACGCAAAATTTCCCGTTGAGATCCAATCAGTTGGGTCATGAAAGCCAATTGATAGCCCCTCAATTGATTTTGTAATGGATTTTCTAAATCCAGATAAGTCAAATGGTCGTTTCATTGTTATCCTCTATTAACATATTGCTTATTAGTATAGAGAGTAAGCACTTGCTTGTCAAGCATTTCTGGACAACCGTCGGCAATTCGGTCAATTTCGTAATCGCTGGGATAGTGACGAAGTGCCGCACGTGCTCGTTCACGAACAGATGATGGAACTCGTGGTGTTTTTCCTGGGTCAACCAGATCTTCAAGTAATTTTCTCGCGTGTCTTAGACTGCGATATCTTTCGTCGGGTAGTGTCATATTATTTCCTTAACTTTCGTTGAATTAGTCATGGCAAGTTCTACTTCACTTGACATAATACTTTCTAGTAAAGTACAAGCGAACGAACTACGCCATTTTCTGACTATTTCTTTTTCTTTCATAACAATAAAGTAGAGCGATTAAGCTCTACTAATTATTAAGCTGCTTTATTCTGACGACTACGAATAAGGGCAAGAATGTCCTGAGCCTTGTCTCCAGATTGAGGTTTTACTTCAATCTTTGAAGTGGCTACTGGTTCTTCATCTTCCCATGGAGCAGTGCTAGATTCTGCTGTGGAAATTTTAGTAGCAGTCTGAGCACTAGCACGAGGAGCAGAAACAGATTCTGTTACCTCTGGGTCAGCAGCAGGAGCAGATCCAGCATTACCAAGATCCAAACCCCAGGGTTTGTAATATGATGCCCACTTG